GGGCCTTGCGGCCCCCCCTGAGCGAGCAAACTCGCCGAGAGATTTCTCTCTCTGTACCGGCTTTGCAACCGATACGGTCTTGTCCTTCCACACTAACCTGGGAGAATCTATGTATGGATAAGTATATCGTTGTAGATCGTGTTGAAACGAACCGCAGCGATGTTACTTTCCTAACAGAAGATAACTCCGTCGTTCTGGTTAGCGTTTACGGCTCTGGCGTCGGCTTTCTCTCAAACGATACCGTAATTGGTATTGCTAGAGAGGAGCTCAAGCGCAAGATTGATAGTGATTATTTCTGCCTAGTTACCGTTCGGCTTTCTGAACGGCGACAAAAGCAGTTTGACTTCATGACTCCTCTGCCGTCTGATGGGTACGACTTTCTTCGTGAGGTTAATACTCACGTAGATAAGCCTAACTAACTCATCAGAAAACCGTCCTACACTCAACCAACGGGAGTAAATTATGAAAGAGAAGTTTTCGAACGCGATGGTGACGTGCGCAGCCATTGCTGTCTTTACTGGCTCGGGCGCCGCTGTCGTGAACGGTCTCTCCTCAATCATGGATTACAAAGTTGGTTCTGTCCTCGTTGCGAGGGAGCAGGCCGCTGCTGCAGCTAAATTGGCTGCAGAAAGCGAGACTGGAGTGGTTGACTCCGTTGTGACTGGAGTCAAGAAGCTTGGAAAAGTCTTGAACTGATAGGACGTCAATGACTATAACTAAAGTCAACACAATTTCATTCCCAGTCAAAAGTGAGGGTCGTGCTTGGGCGCCACCCGATCCGAGTACTTGGAACGTCTCTGTTAATGCTATAGAGAACGTTACTCGTACTAGAACCGGACAGGCTCTACCCAAGTGGCGATCGATCATTGAGGCTGGAGGAAATGCAACTACGCCCCTTACCGGGACGTACTGCAGTGCTGACTATGTCAGGACGTCGCAGAAGAACGATTGGTCCATTTGGGCCGCGAGCTCTTCTCCTTCTGCACTGATACATACCCGAAACAATCGCGGTGATACGTTTTTACGTAACAACGTGAATGATCCCGGGGTGTTTTCAGGCAGTCTGTTCAGTCCTAAGTTCGATTCCACCTTCGTGGACAACCTAGCACGTGCAAGCTTCTATAAGAAAGTCAGAGCTATACATACCCAGTTTGAAGGGTATATATTCGCTGGCGAACTTTTAGAGACGCTACACATGCTGCGCAATCCACTTGTCGGCATTCGGTCACTTTCCAAGGATTTTCTTGACACGCTACGTAAAAGAAAGCGTGCCAATCCAAAGAAATGGCTAAATGACGTCGGGTCGGCTTGGCTTGAGCAATCGTTTGGTTGGAATCCTTTACTCAATGATGTCAGTGATGCCATCAAAGCGTATCGGAGACTAATGAAGCCCGTGAAAACTTACAAAATTTCTGCGGGTGCCCTTAAATCGTACGATGCCACTAAGCTCAATGGTTCTATCTATTGGCCTGGTGTCGTCGTTCAGTATGATGGTGGAAATTACTATCATACTGTCGCTTCTACAGTGATTGAGAAGCGTATGATTCGTTATAAGGGCGCGGTTATTGCTCAGGTGAAAGGACCTAGCTGGCAAAATGATGATCTCTTTGGGTTTAACCCTCAAAATTTCATCCCAGCTGCTTGGGAATTACTCCCCTGGTCTTTTCTCGCAGACTACTTCACCAATATAGGTGATATACTGACCGCTTCAATCGTCTCAACTAAGCACTTAGCGTACACAAACCGGACTGAAATTGTGATCGTCCAAAAGTTTGGAGGTCACAAGATCAATAAGGGGAATGCACCTGGTGCTGGTTGGGTCTATAGAGGCGACAGTGGTAGTTATAGGACTCACACGCTAAAGAAGAAGACCGTTAATCGATCTACAAATGTTGACGTTCCTCTGCCAACTTTGCAGCTCAACTTCGACTTAACTGCGGGTCAACTTGCAAATATTGACGCGCTTTTAAGCCAAGCTAACGCTCTTCATCCGCAACATAACCCCCGCAATTGGCACCGCTAATCTGGTGTCTAATTACATTTAGGGACAATCATGTCATTTGCTCTAACTAGCCCAATTACTGGGCAAGCGCAGACTGGCCTCACTTCGCCCACCTACACGCATGTTACGGATTCTGCACCGGATATTACCGGAAAGCAGGTTGCTGTAACGGCGCTTGGTGGAACGCAGACCGGCGTCACGACGCACTCTATGTCTTCACCCTTTACTCTCACGTTCTTCAGGCCAAAAGTTTTTCGTTTTCTCGGAAAACCTAACCCGACAACGGGATTGATAAAGGATGTCCCGCGCAACTCGTTTAAGCTTATCACCCGTAAGGGTGTTACGCCGTTAGCCGGGCAGCCCTTCCAGAACATGCAGATCACAACTATTGTTGATCTGCCTGCTGGGGCGGATACTGCCGACGCGGCTAATGTTCGAGCTGCGTTGTCAGCTCACTTTGGTGCATTGGTTCAGCAGTCTGCTGGCGTAGGTGACACCGTAGTTTCGGGTGTCGTCTAGTCAGCTTTGCTTTACCGTTTGCACTTTTTGTTTGCTGTTTTGGACAGGAGCCATACATGCGAGATTTCGCTGTTGAGTTGCCTATCTGCCTTGATCATGATTTGTATATGGCCGGTTGGAATGGGGCGATTAGTCCCTATCCAGATATGAACGTTAGGCAAAAAGCTATGCAGTCGCTTCGTGCTAGTTTTCTGAAGAAATTCAGAGATAAGCCTTCTGCTTCTGCTGACGCTAATGCCTTATCGCTGTTCCTTAAAATTAATGAACAGTGTAAAGCGTTCAAACTTGGTACTTCCGACCTAACCACTCCCGAGGCTATTGCTATTGGGGAGGCGAAGGATTTCATCTATCGCCTATTCTTCCCGAGTGATCAGGAGTCTGGAAATCTCAGACACCTGACTCTTGCTGAAGTCTCCTCTCGCTTTAGTTTAGGGAACGGCGCTAACATAGGGAGTTACAGTACTGATTTTCTTTCGAAAATCGGTACTTCCCGTATGTCGGCTACAAGCCATCGACTGCACAAATTATACGTGCAGGCTATTTCATGTGACCCGCTTTGGTCTAGCGTTGAGTCTACTAGATCGAAGTTTAGGGAAACTGATGTAGTTCAGGGTAGTCGCCTTAGTTTCGTACCTAAGACAACGGAAATAAGCCGTACCATATGCACTGAGCCCGTTCTGAATATGTTATTTCAGAAGGGTATAGCGTCCGTTCTCGAGGACTTATTAGTAAAGGTCTGTGGTATCGACCTTCGCAAACAGCCCGATAAGAATAGACGTCTTGCTCAGCTCGGATCGAAAGAAGGTAAGTTTGGTACTATCGACTTATCTTCCGCTTCAGATTCGATGTCTATTGGTTTGGTACGCGAGTTCTTCCCGAAGCATGTTTTTGACATGTTAGAGATGACTCGCTGCCCTTGTACCGTCCTTCCAGACGGAACCAATGTAGAGTTGCATATGATATCATCTATGGGGAATGCTTTTACGTTCCCCCTCCAGACGATATTTTTTACGTCTTTAGTCTACGGTGCTTATAGGGCTCTATCATTACACTTCGATAGGCCCTACGGGCATTCACTAGGCAGCTTCGCCGTTTTTGGCGATGACATCATCTGCAGAACCGAGGCTTATGGCCTCGTCACGCGGTTGCTGTCAATTTGCGGCTTTAGTGTTAACGTAGACAAGTCCTTTAATCAAGGACTTTTCCGCGAGTCGTGCGGCCATGATTATTTTGACGGCCGCAACGTCCGAGGTGTCTATATTAAGACACTTAGGACGCTTAGCGACAAGTACTCTGCTATCAACAGACTTAATCGTTGGTCGGCAATCTGGGGTATTCCCTTACCCACTGTTATTCATTCTCTTCTTCGTGGGGTCCGATTCTTACCGGTCCCCCTTGATGAGATGGATGACTGTGGTATTAAGGTCCCAGAAAGCTTAATCAGAAAACGTAGGGTTAATCGGAAGACTGGCGGCGTTTTCTACCGCTACCTTTATCGACAGCCTAGCGCTTTTGATGTGTCCGACGTTGAGACTAAGCCTCCCAAACTCCGCGGTTGGATTAACAACCCTTCTGCGGTAATGCTGGCTGCACTAGCAGGTACTCTTAGGGACGGGAAGGCTGTAACTCGCTCTTCTGAGCACAGCCGAGCCGTCTTAAGGAGGAGATCTAGTTCGCGTTGGGACTGGATCCCTTCCGAGTACGCAGAGATGCGTACTATCGGTGAAGGATGGAAGTCCTTTATCGAGCTAAACTTAAC